GGCGCAGTGGCTTGCAAACCAGGACGATAGCACCGATGGCCGCATTTTGGCGATGCGCGCTCAGGATGCCGTGCACTACATCAACACTAACCCCCTGTAACCCGTAACCCTGAAAGGACCGCACCATGTCAACCCGTCACACCCAGCACTATTTCGAATTGAACCATGAGCGCAAAGAACCCCCAGACTGGCTGATCGCCCTGGGCGCGATTGTCACTGGCGTGCTTGGTACTTTCGCTTTGATTGTGCTTATGCAGCTGCCCGCGATCCTGCGGGGCTGATGTAACCCAGCGGGGCGCAAGCCCCGCACCTTGTAACCCGTAACTGTAAAAAGGATTGAAACCATGAAAGTGCATCTTTCCCTCAAATCGGCCAATGTCAAGACTGGCCCGATACCCGTGAGCACCACTGAGCGGGACTCATGCCCCGACGACTGCGCGATGCGCGCTGAATGCTATGCCGCATCCGGGCCGCTGGCACTGCACTGGGCAGCTGTCAGTGCTGGTACCCGGGGGACCGACTGGGGCCGGTTTTGTCAATCGATCATCGCACTGCCCGATGATCAACTGTGGCGCCACAATCAAGCCGGCGATTTGCCGCGCAAGGGTGCGAGCATTGACCCGGTCAAATTGGGCCAGCTGGTAGCGGCAAACCGGGGCAAGCGCGGGTTTACCTATTCGCACCATAGGGACCGGGCTAGCCTGGCATGGATCAAACATGCCAACGAGTGGGGCTTTACCGTCAATCTGTCGGCCAATGATTTGACCGATGCGGACTATCTGGCCGATACAGGGGCCGGGCCGGTGGTGGTGGTGCTACCCAGCACACAATCGCAAAACACTGTAACCCCAGCGGGTCGCCGTGTAGTGGTTTGCCCAGCGACCCAGCGGGACGATATCAGCTGCGCGACGTGCCAGCTGTGCCAGCGTCAGCGTGACACTATTGTGGGCTTTCCCGCTCATGGGTCGCAGCACCGTGTAATTAATCTGCGGCTTGCCGCTTAAAAGGGGGAAACCATGAAGAAAACATTCAAGATCGCACTGCCCGGGGGCGTGCAGTCGGACGATATCCCGTATCACCCGATTATTTTCGTCCGGGGGTCCGATGCATGGCGCCTGGCCCTGCACCGTGAGCCGGTGCTTGCGGGTAAGGGTGACTGGATTGTCTCGGACCCGGTCAGCGGGTATCGCGTTTGCCGGGTAAGCGCCACCTACAAGGGTCTGCCGGTCGCATCGCGTGATCTGACGGTCTCGCAGGCCCGGGCCGCTGCCCTGGCTGATCTGGACACCGTTGTCAATCGTGTAGGACTCGAGCGCTTTACCCGGGTGCTGAGCGAAGCACAAAAACCGAAGGAGATAACACCATTACGGCGGGCTTTAGGCGATGCCATCGCAGAAATTGAGCAATTGAAAAAAAAGGGCGAAGGGAACACCGATTGAGTGCCCTGGCCCTGATCGTCGGTGGGGCCGCAGTGCTGGCCCGGCTGATCCTGATCCTTTTATCCCTGATCTTTCGCAAATAACCCCGTAACCCCCGCCCCCGGTCAACCCCGGGGGCTTTCCCATTGGACCCTGAACTATGACCGACAAACAATTTTCCGCTGATCTGCTGGCCCTGATCGCCCGCCGGGGGCTTTCCGAAGCCCGGGCCGCTGATCTACTGGGCGTGCCGGTGTTTACCCTTCGAAAGTGGACCGCAGGCCAGCGGGCGCCCAGTGCGTCAGCTGTGCGCCTACTGGGCGTGCTGGGTATGCTCGAGGCACTGGCCCCTGCCCTATTGGGCGCCCTTGAGCCGGCGCCAGCGGGCGAGCCGGCCCCAGCGGGCGAGCCGGCCCCAGCGGCCGGGCCGGCGCCAGCCCCCACCGGGCGCAGGGGGAGGCCGCGCAAAACTACGGATTAAGGCTTTGAACCAGCCGATGGCCGGTTAAGGCATCGAACCAACGGTCAAGCCGGTTAAGGCATTGAACCAACGGTCAAGCCGGTTAAGGCTTTGAACCAGCCGCTGGGCCGATTCAATCACTCCATCGACTCGGGGTCATACCCCTTGACCAGCTTGCGCTCGTACCCCTTGGCCGTGGCGTAGCGGTAGATGTAATCTGCGTGGCGCTGCTTGGCCTTGATGACCTTTTCCCGGTGATCGCGGAACATGGTGGCGATGCTCGGGTTGATCGCCCACACTACATGGTGTTTGGTCATCTTCTCTTCGACCTGCATCGCCCAGCCGGCCTTCTCGAGCGTGTACATGGCATCGAGCACCATCTGGTCCTTCTGCCACTCGGTCTTACCCTCCAGGCGCCGGCGGGCTGACCGTTTGAGGCTGCGTAGGTCCACCATCTGCGTCTCACCGCTCACCTGGATGATGTAGTCGGTCATCCACTGGTCGAAGCTATCGTCCAGCACCCCAGCAAGCTCGCCCAGGGCGTAACGGAACGCGGGGATGATGTACCCCTTGACCAGCGCCACCACGCGCCCCACGATGGCTGCATCCACGCTGGGGCTGAACGGGTTCTCCATCAAGTGCATCAGCAGGATCAGGCGCCCCGCAGTGCCCTCGAGCTTACCGAAGGCGGTCATGTACTCGCTCGATGCGTTAAGCAGCCGCTCGTCCTGCTTGGCACCCTCGTACCATGCTTGGAAATCCCGATAGGCGGTGTACCCCTCGGGCGACAGTTTGTAGGTCTGCGGGGGCAAGGCGTACACCAGGCGCAGCGTGTTCTCCCACGCCTGGGCGCTCGTCATGTACTCGGGTACCGGGTTACCCAGGCGCGTCTTGCTGCCCCGCAGGATCGCTGGTATAAACCGCTGCAACAGGCCATCCGCTGCGAGAGAGGCCAGGTTTTGCTTAAAAACCTGGGGCTGGATGTTCCCGTAGATGCTGACAGCCAGGTTCTCGCAGTGGATGGCCCCGGCACCCACGCGGTCCATCTCATAACGCTCACTCTCGTAGGACACCACCCACGCGGAGCGGTCCTCCCCGCTGGTCTTGTCTGTCAGCTTCCTGATCCACGAGTTCATCTCATCGAGGTGGCACAGCAGCCCCCGGGGCCGCTCAGATGCCGAGCGCACGAGCTTCTGGCTCGTGATGTCGGAGACGGTGATCTTCAGCGGCACAGGCTGCGGTGGCATCTCGGGCACCGCTGGGGGCTGGCCCCCGAGCAGGGCATCGGGGCTGGCCGAGAACTCGAGGAACGACTTCTTGGCGCTCGCGTACGCCGCCTCCTTGCCCTCCCAGTCAAGCAGTTCCTTCTGATACCGTGGCCGGTCCTCAGCTTCGATGTCCTTGAGCGATGCCAGCATGGGGCGTGAGCCTGGGGACTTCTTGTCGGCTGGATCGCCTAGGGTCATAAGCCAGAGCACCGGGGGCACGCGAAAGCCCGGCATGAGTTCGAGCCTGATGCGGGCGTCAACCACTCCGCAAACAGCGCTCAACCCAGCGAACAAAGGGACCAAAGGGTCGCACCCAACGCTGTCGGATATTTCCAGCGCCCGTGTTTGCAGAACCGACGGCCACAGGCCCATGTCCATCTCGGGCGGTGGTGGCCGCAGCCCTTGGAGCACATCGACCGGGGCCATCGGTGGGGTTTCCACCTTGCTGAACAACTGAGCCGCATCGGGCATGGGCCTGACCCACCCGTGCTGCTTGGCGATGTGAAAGAGCGTACCCAGCTTGACCGCTGTGGCCTTGTCGTTACGAAAGCTCGCCCACTGGGTGATGATCCCCCGCTCGCCCGGGTACTTGGCTGCGGACTGGGCGCTCCACTCGTTCCACAGTTGCAGCGCCTGCTCAAGCTGATCGGTCTGGGTGCCGGCCCAGTGCAGCGCCATGCCCGCGTTGATCCACTCCTCACGGGCGCAGTCGGCAGGGATGGCCTCGAGCGCCTGGCGTATCTCCTCCCATGAAGCATCCACCTGCTCGCCCGTGGCGATGGTGCGCTCCTTGTCCTGCGCCAGCAGTTCCTGCCAGATGTCCAGCAGTTGCTGCGGTATCGTCGGCAGGCGCATCCAGTGGCCCAAGCCGGCCCAGTGGTAGGGCTGGCGCGTGTCGGGGTGGATTGATGGCGGCAGCACGTCCTGCACCGTCAACCCGTTGGCCGTGGCGCAGCGTAGCTCGTAAGCCGTCTGACCATTGACAATGATCTTCTTCGATGGTAGCGCCATGCCGAAGGGCATCTGATAGAGCAGCTTGCCGTGGCCCGGGCGCCCGCTGTTGATCACCACCGCATCGGGGGCAGCGTAGAGCACGTCGAGGTCGATCCCCTGGGCTACCGTGGCGTCCCAGTTGTCAATGTCGAAGGCCATCGTGCCGCTATACGCATGAGCCAGGCCGATGCCGTAGCCCTGGGGCAGTTGAGTCTGGTCCTTCAGGCACCGCTCTCGTTTGTTCCAGCCCACGGCAGCAGCGCCCGTCGGCCCCTTGGTGCCCGGGGGGATGGGCACGAGGCTCCAGCCGTGCCGGATGTACGCATCGACTGATGCAGGGTGTTGTTGCACTGACTGAACCGCTGTCATATACTGGTTCCGTTGGTAATTGCAGTTGCCGACCATCTCCTGTCTCCATCTCTTGCGCCCCGGCTAACCCCCGGGGCGTTTCTTTTTGCGCTTGTCATTTCCTGCTCCAAAAAATATTTTGCGTGACGTATTGCATTGTGCCACGGGTGTGCTACACTTGCAATACGCAACGGAGATTTTTTCAAATGCCCGCACCCAAACCCTTTGACACGCACATGACTCTACGGGTCAACCAGCGTGTCCGCACCGCGTTCAATCGCAAGGCAGAGCGCTACGGGAAACCGTCCGATGTCTTGCGTGAACTCATCGAGGCTTTTCTTGATGATCGACTTGTAATCCAACCCAACCCCCGTAAGGAGTCACTGTATGTCCCTCGAATCCAAGATTGAAGCCCTCACCGCTGCTGTCATCGCCCTGACTGCGAAGCTGGAGTCCAGCAATGTAGCAGCCCCTGCGCCGCAAGTCATCACCACCGCAGCACCCGCTGCCCCTGTGACGCTGACTGTGCCCGCACCAGCCCCAGTGGCCGCTCCAGTGGTGGCGATGCCCGCGCCGCCCAGCTTCGCACCTGTAGCCCCGGCTCCAGCCCCCGCCGGCGCACCGTTCAGCGATCCCAAGGGGCTGATTGACTACGTCATGTCGTCCTACAAGGCGCTTGGCCCCCAGAAGGGTGCCCAGATTCAGACTGTCCTGACGGGCTTGGGCTACGGCAACATCAACGATGTCAAGCCCGAGCACTACGGCGCTCTGTTTGCTGGTGTTGAGGCACTGAAATGAACGGCGGGCCAGCGTTTCCACGCGCCGGTAAAGAATGGGGCGACAAAGCATGGACTGAAGCAATGGCAGAAGACGGCATGACCCTGCGCGACTACTTCGCGGCTAAGGCGATGCAGGGAATGATGACTGACCCAGATTTGTCTATCAGTGTGCATAAAGTCGCTGAGTGGGCCTATGCACAGGCTGACGCTATGCTGAAAGAGAGGGGTCAATGAGCAATTTTTTGTCCCTTGGTTTTGTGCTGTGGGTCGGTCTTGCGTGGTTGACTCATGTTGTGGTGTGCATCGGTTCTTCCAAATGGATTTTTCTTTTGGCCGGAGCCGTCTTTTTCCCAGTCGGATGTGTGCATGGCACCGGCGTGTGGTTGGGGGTATTTTGATGAGCACCCACGCTAACCTGTCACCCTCCAAGCGGCATCGCTGGGCCTTGTGCCCAGGCTCGATCCGCGAGGAGGCCAAGTACCCCGACGACACCAGCGGGCCTGCTGCGATTGACGGCACCCACTCGCACACGCTGCTTGAGCACTGCATCGATGCTGGCCTGATTGACCCGACCACCCAGGTCGGTGAGGTCATGGCTGACAACGATGGCGAGTTCAAGGTAGACGCTGACCGCGCCGCTAGGGTCAAGACTGCCATTGAGTACATCCGCGAGCGCTCGATGGGCGGGATGCTCAAGGTGATCTCCGAGGAGCGCGTGGACCCTAAGCACCTGCTGGGCCGCGATGACTTGTCGGGCACTGTGGACTGTCAGATCATCGGCCCTGACTGGATCGAGTTGATCGACTACAAAGACGGCATGGGCGTGGTGGAGGCCGAGGGCAACATGCAGCTTGAGCAGTACGCCTACGGGGTGCTGGCAGGCTACAAGCTG